GCCTTGTGCATTACCTATATAAATTAAATCTTCAGTATTATGTAATAATATCTGGTGTCCGGTTCTAGTTTTTAATTTGATATGTTCGTTAAAAGGAAGTGTTACATCAGCTTTAGAAACATCTTTAGGTGTAGTTTCAATATCATAATATTTTGCACCGGTGGTTGTGGCTGGTCCTGATCTTAATAATGTTGGATCTCCGTCATCCATTGTAATTGCTGATCCGCCAAGTCTACTTCTGAAATAATTAACTTTGTTTTGTGCTTCTCCATATCTACCTTTAGGTCTACCAACACGCTTATCTAACGGTCCTGGAGTATTCCATCCATAAACGGTGTTAGGAGTATCTCTTCTTGAAGTTGTAGATGTAAGTCCTCTAATAATATCTTCTTGCAATCCTTGTGTTGCTAATACTCTTGACATCATAGGATTGTGCGGTCTAGGAAACTTATCTACATTAACTCCCGCTTTAATATTTTTTCCATCAACTGTTGAAACACGCTTGTTGAATTCTCCTACTGGTAGTGGTAAATTTTTAAGATCATTAGGCAAGTCTTTTTGAATTATGTTGCTTCCTTTGTCTGAAGGGTATCCGCCAGGCACCATATAATTCATGTATTCGTCTTGAACACATCCAATCCAAAATCCTTGGTTAGGTAATCCTTCAGCAAAAATAACTAAAACTTTAACGCCTGGATCAGGTGGTACTGCCCAAAATCCGTAACTCTGTTGTGTATTATAGTAATCAAGATTTTTAGTGTTGCTTTCAACATTATTAACGCCATAAAATGGCATACAATATCTTACATTAAAAAGTTGACCTTCTTGCTCATCTTCATTTGAAGATACTACATTAGATAGAAGTTGTACTTTTAAAGTACCTTGTCTTTTGGAGTCTAAATGACTAACAACTTTAGCCAAATAAGGCCCAGGAGACATTCTTTTGACTCCAGCGCCTGCTGATCTTTTATTTTGACTGCCTGATGATAATTCGTGTTCACTCATTAATCAATCCCATAAGGAACCCAAAGTCCTTTTTCATCTATATAACCTGTTGTTATGTTTGGTGTTGAAAGCTCTGTAGCTATTTTTTTAGCACTATCAACTGCGGCACCTTTTATTGGTGTTGTTGGCACTGGATTTCCAGTTGCCGCATTACTTATTTGACCTTGTTGCCTTCTGTTTTGATCGGCTAAGATAGAATCTGATTTTTCTTTTGCTGATTTTTCTGCACTTAATATCTTCTTAATACTTTTTTGTATAGCCGCAGTTTTAGACCAGTCGATATTAGCTTGACTTAATGATACATCGCTTAAATTACCTTCTATGGTTAATTTTTGAACAATATATTCTTCTGAGCTTTCACCTTTTACTGCTTTTATAGTATCTAATTGTTTTTTATCTTTGTCAGTATATTCATAGGCTTTTTCTTTAGTTTTTGGAGTTATATCTTTCTTATCAAAGTTAGGACGTTTGACCAAACTAAGTTCTTGTGTAAAAGTATTATTTTCTATTCTATTAGCAACAGAAATTACCTGATATAATCCACTAAAATTATCAACTCCTGCTAACGGAACTGCTTGCATTTTATAGTTTCCTATTTCGGGATCAATATCAATAGGTGTTTCAAATTTAATTAGCACATCTACTTGCCCACTTTGATGATTCATACTGCCATCAGCATTAATGTTAATATATTCTGTTCTCTCTGCATTAAAATTACCCATGCCACTATCTGCAATATAATAAGGGTCTCCTAATATTCTCATATTTAACACAACCATATCAGCTTCGCTATTGACAATAGCTTGGTTAAATGCTCTTGCTACTTGTATTTCAGCTGTTTCAGCTACTGCGCCTGCAGACAAAGGTGCAGTGTCTTGAGATACATCTGACTGTGATTTCCTTCCTCCATCTATGCCAGGACTACTGCTGGAGCTTTCGCCCGGTTTAACACTTGATACTTCTGTATCAGTTCCTTTACTTGCGATATCGTTATTTTCTTTTCCGCCTATTTTGCTTATTGCATTGTAGAATGTGTTGTCTAATTTAATTTCAAAATCTAAAATATCTTTGTTCTGACCAGTGTACATATAATGATATGCTTTTGCGGCTTGTTTAACTAACGCATTATATCCTGGCGGAGGATCATTTGGTTTTTGAAAGACACTGTTATGGACATCGTAAGGAACTACGTTGTAAACATATATTCTTGGCATTCTCCCGGTTTTATTTTCTGCTTTTGAGTCGTGTTTAAGAAATACTTGAGCTTCAATCTTAAACCATTTAATCATCCCTTCTTTAGATAGATCTTGTGTTAGTAGATCTTGACCGTAGTCACTTATTAAAACTAGCTCTTCAAGTACACGTTGCATTTTTGTTCCTGCTCTAAATTGTACTGTACGTTTCTTTGGATCAATTGATGTAGCACCGCGTGTAAAATTTTCTGTTTTTGAATTATATGTAAATGTTGGTTTTCCAAAATCAGATTGGCCAGCTCCAGTAGGCTCTTCAGGTGCTATTTTTGACAATCCAATAGGACTGATACCCATGCTTTTATCAGTGATAACTTTTTTAATAGACTCACTTAAATTTCCTCTTTTAATACTGTAGCCTAATCTTCCTTCAATAAGTTTTTTACGAGCAAAAGGTGTTGCAAATTCTCTTGCCTGTTCTTTAAAAAGAGTTGATAATGATACATCTCCTGTTTGAACAATCTCTAGTGTTTGCTCTTTTGTAAATTCTTTGAATTCTAACTCACCTATAGTTGCTGTGTCTTTTGATTGTTTGTTACTTCTATAGAGAGAAGCTTGATCTTTACTTGCTGTTTTTGAAGGGAATGCAAAAATATACTCATCTATTTCAATCTTTCCTGCATCTTTAAGAGCAATAGCTTTACCTTTGTCGTCGGTAAGGTGTTCTTTAAGTAAATGAGTATTCACATGAGTTGCCATACTATTAATTCCTGATTGACACATTTCTTCTAGTGTTCTACCAGAAACTTGAATATCAGTCATTAAACTTTGATTATTATCAGAAAACGCTTCGTCATTAAATGCACTGCACATAAATTGATAAACTGATCCTTCGGTATCTACGTTAAATTCTACAGTAACAACTTTTAACGGTAATAATTTTCTTGTGGTCGGGGCTGAAGGATTTGATTTTTCTATATCCTTCCAACCAATAAACATCATTTCTAAAAGCCAAGGTGCTTCTAAATAATTTTTAAATCCAGCGTTGGCCGCGGCAAGTTGCATTGTTTGTAATAACATTCCCATACTGTATGGTTCTCTAACTTCAAATTTAATTTGATGGAAATTAGTTTGTCTACTTTTTTTGTTAGGAGCAACCCATGTATCAATTTCAACATTATTAATAAAATATTGAGTATCAATATTATGTCTTATTTCAGCCGCTGTTCTAGGTTTCCTAGGAGTTGTAAGTCCTGTGCCTGATCTAAAAACTACCTGTCCGTCTTTTAATCCGTTTTTTATGTAAGTGTCATCAGGATAGTTTAATTCTTCAGGACTTATACACCCAAAGCTAAAAACATTGCTATAAGTTGCAAATAATTCTAATTCATTTGCTAACGGTAAAGCACTGTTGTCTGGTTGTTCATCTGGTTCGATGATGTATTTCGCTTCAGAACTTGTCATTCCAGCTGGACCGCCTGCATTTCCAACAGTTGCACTGTTTTTAGGTTTTGATTCTTTTTGTATTAGTGCTCTGCCTTCTGCTGATTGCAAAGACATATTTTCAAGTGCCGCACCTAAGTTACCAAATCCTTGTGGAGGTTTAACTCCTGTTAGATTTCCTTTATTATCCATCATGTTACCAAACATAGAAGGAACTTTGCCGGACTCTGCCTGGCCGCCTTGATCTTCGTAAAAATTAGCAAGATTACCCATACCAAATTTACGCATCATGGCCGCGGCTACTTTAGGGTCGCCATCTTGGCCAACGCCGTTTGGTTTAGGTTTTTTCTGATTAAACTTTCTAGCTACGTCTGATTCACCGTATGGATCTCTTGCCAAGTTACTCTCCTAGTGTTTCTTTAACACGCTCCGGACTTGGTAGGAAAATTTGTTTTCCAGGAACCATATCATAAATAGGGTCTTCAAGTACGTCTAAATTCCTTTGAGTAAATATCCACCAAAGCCTGTTGTCGCCATACATATCATACGCAAGTAAGTCGGGTCTGTGCAGATACTGAGGCTCAATAGTATATAGTGGATCATCGGAGTATGCTGGCACTGGTCTGATACTTAAAACATCTAATGTACCTGACATTCCTATCGAAGTTTTTGCATATGGACTGTTACTCATTAAATATATCCTTTTCCTATATCACTGCCGTTGATAAAGTCTTTGTAACTAAAGTTAGTTTGTTTATTTCTACTGTAGATTGGTTGAACTGTAATACTAAACTGTGATTCAGATGGTGCCCATCCAAACTTACGACTGCCTCCAAATTCTCCCATTGCGGCTAAGTCTCCTGGAGTAAATCCACATGCAATATAATCAACTTCATTGGGCATATCAACTGTAAAGTTTTGAATAATTACTGGAACATTATTAAACACATAATCACCATAACCATTTAATTTTGCAATAGGTGGCGGTGCTCCTGATCCTTTAGAACCATAGTCCATTTTAGTCATTGTTCTTAAATAATGTAAACATGATGTCCAGTACTGTGCATCTACACTATCTTGACAATAAAACTGTCCTACTATAGTCATTGCATCCACTTGTGAGTTCTGATATGCAAAGAACGGATAATTATTATGTATAGGGGAAACTGTATTGTATGCGGCTGAGTGACTCACAATGATTGTTGGAGTATACGGAAAAACCATATGTCCTTCATGTCTAATAAATAACGGATTAAGCAATCCTGATGTGTCTCCTAATGAGCGAGGTACTGACAACTTAACACGCCAATCTTTGTCTTCAACATCTACTGCAAATGATGCTGGGGCTTTTGCCGCAAAGTCATTGCCACCTTTACCTGGTAAATTTTTGCCACGTAAATTAGACATAAGATCGCCAGCACCACCGGAAATGCCATCAAATATTTTCTGGCCAATGTCTTTAGCACCGCTAACAATATCTGAAACAAACTCTGGAGCATTACCTGAGGCTACATTCTGTCCTGCGGCGCCAGTGCCTGTAGAGGGTTTCTTTTGACCCGCCGCATAGTTGCGAGCAGATGTGTAATCACTGTCTCTATTTCTTGCCATAATTTAATTGTCTCCTATATGCATTATTTAGTTGACTTTATTAACAGAGTAGTTTATAATATAACAAACAATCGGAGAAAATATGAATAAACGTGTAAATTATCTAAACAACAAGGACATATTAAAGGAAATACACAAATCAAAAACTACATTCTGTAGTTATGTTGATCCTGAATATGGCCAATTTGATATAATCCTACCAGAAATTGGTAAAATTAATATTAGAACAATAGCTGAAGCAAAACGCAATAAAGCGAAACGCTTACAGCAACAAGCCTTTGAAGCCGCAAAATTAGCAGGTAAAAGAGTAAAACTTGCCGAGTTTGAAATTGATTACAGAAAGATACAAAAAGACGAATTAATTTTTAGAATTATGACTTTCGAACATATTCCTGAAGAACCAGGACGTAAAAAGAATCCTAAAACTCCTGCAGACTATAGAGTAAAACTAAACTTTCCTCCCTTTCAACATTATAAATTTGATGATGGCGAAGAATTAGTTTGTGTAGGCAAAAGTCATTGGGAAGGTGGAATGGACAACGGATACTTTAATAAAGCACATGGTAAAGCAACTAACAAACTTGCTTTGATGTGGATGAAGTTATGTGATAGATACGCAACAAGAGGCAATGTGCGTGGATACACCTACAATGACGAAATGCGTGGACAAGCAATTCTACAGTTAGCACAAATTGGTTTACAGTTTGATGAATCAAAATCTAACAATCCATTTGCTTATTATACTGCGGCAGTTACAAATTCTTTTGTAAGAGTGATTAATATTGAAAAACGTAATCAGAATATTAGAGATGATATTTTAGAAATGAATAATATGAATCCTAGTTATACTAGACAAGCACAAGGCGAATGGGATCGTGTTAAAACACAAGAAGCCAAAACTGTTCCAAATCCTTCCAAAAACGCTTGACTTACATCAAAATATAGCGTATAATATACAAAAGAGGAGTACGGATGTTTAAAAAAGCGGCGGTGTTTACAGATATTCACCTTGGATTGAAGTCTAACAGTAGACTACACCTACAAGATTGTGAAGACTTTGTAGATTGGTTTATTGAACAAGCAAAAGCTAACGGTTGTGAGACCGGTATTTTTTGTGGTGACTGGCATCACAATAGAAATACAATTAATGTACAAACACTAGATGCAACTACACGTTGCCTAGAAAAACTAGGTGCGGCATTTGAAAAGTTTTACTTTTTTGCAGGTAATCACGACTTGTACTACAAAGACAAACGTGATGTTTACAGTGTAGAGTTTGGTAAACATATTCCTGGTATTACATATGTTGATGAAATACTTGTAGAAGATGATGTTGCATTAGTTCCTTGGCTTGTTGGCGAAGAATGGAAGAAGATTAGTGGCATAAAAACAAAATATATGTTTGGTCACTTTGAACTGCCTAGTTTCTATATGAACGCAATGGTACAGATGCCTGATCACGGCGAATTAAAAGCCGAACATTTCAAACATCAAGAGTATGTGTTTAGTGGACACTTCCACAAACGTCAAGTACAAGGTGCAGTACACTATATGGGTAATGCTTTTCCACACAACTATGCAGACGCATGGGACGATAAACGTGGAATGATGATACTCGATAAAGAAAATAACAAAGAACCTTATTACATTGATTGGCTTGACTGTCCTAAGTATCGTACAGTTAAACTTAGTCAACTACTAGACGAAAAAGACACACTACTTAAAAACAAAATGTATCTTAGAGTAACACTTGATCTTCCAATTAGTTATGAAGAAGCAAGTTTTATAAAAGAAACATTTATTAACGAATACGATTGCAGAGAAATTACACTAATTCCTAGTCAACAAGACGAAGAAATACATACAGACATTGACATTAGTACATTTGAAAGTGTAGATGAAATTGTTACTAAAGAAATTACTGCATTGGATACAGAAAACTACGACAAGAAGTTATTATTGGGAATCTATGACGAACTATGATTAAAATAAAAAGTTTAACCGTAAAGAACTTCATGAGTGTGGGCAATCA